CAAAAACGGACATTTTTCCTATTTTTAAACGAAATATTTTCGGCAAGAAAGTTATTCAAACTTATACGTTGGATCTTATAAGTTTGAAAGTTTGAGTTTTGGTTGAAAAGTGTTCATTCGAACCGAATATTTTTTACTGAGTCGAGAGATTTTTACGGTCGTAGACCGAATTCTATACCAAGAATAATTGCAACCATTGAGAACCAACTGAATCCATAATTATAAGAAGCGCCTTTGATTTTTCCGTAGTACTTGATCATAAATGGAAGCATGATGAAGAAGAGCACCCATGATAAAAACCAACCAGTAAACGCATACGCTGAATACTTGATGAGATTGTCGTATTCTGTATATAATTCGCGTATCTGGTCCATCATATATACCACTGATATAATTACAATAATTGCGGAATAAAAAAGGTTCCGAAAACACCTGGAACGGTTTCAACTTAGATTCCGATTTCCTTGAAGAACGAGTTTTCTCCTTGAAGTGTGTATTTCTTTCCGGTGCGAATATCCACGTATCCGTCGTAGTCAGCACAGTTCTGAGCAGACCAACCCGTGCACCAATGCCAACCAGTGATCTTGGTGACATTTTCACGAAGGATCATAACATGGGGATGATCGTGCAGTTTGGCGTATTCTTCACATTCCAAGTTGTAATGTTCGATGGAATGAAGATGAGACGGTGTGAATTTCTGGTAATCATGCCAAGAACGGATGGAGTGCGTTCTGTATTTCTTGCTTGAAGCAGCAGCGGAGGAGGTTGCAGTAGACGACATTGTTCGAACGATGGGTGTGATAGAATGAGCTGAGATACATGAATTTGATAAAAGCATTTCAATTTTCATGAAGGGTAAAATCGTTCCTAAATAGGAATGTCATACTATAACACGCATATCAAACCTACAAACTGGACATGTATTATGTGTCGTGATCCAACGTGAGACACATGTTGCATGAAACATATGTCCACACGGTAATCCTACCCACGGTTGAATATTATCGGTATCCATGCATATACAGCATTCTTGGTTCATATTCAATACTACATCGTTCAACACTGGTAGAGGTAATGACACTGGTTCGCGCGGACGTACATTATATCTATGTGAATGGTGGTAATGATTTACATTGTAGAAACACGCAGTGCATAAAAGGTATACTGAAAAAACGCCTACCACCACATAAATCATTATGAGTCCCTCTATGTGTATATTTAAAATACTTTTACCCAGATTACATGTTGTTTCAAAGTCAAATTGTGGCGGAAATATGTTTATAATGTACCATATTTTTATTCCTAGTTCGGTTCCAGCAAATATTATACGCGTTTTTGGAAGTAGTTGATGTTTCCATCTTTCAAATTCACCAATAGATGAAAAAGTAGTTCCATATCTTCGATAATGTTTATACTCGTAACGTGCGCTGTTTAGAATCGATAAAAATGTAACAGTATTCATTATTAAGAAAACGGTTGGTTTATCGCATGTAGTGAATGTTAGTGTATAAAAAACAAGTCCAATCGATTTCAAGAATACATATATTTTCGAAAAGATCCGGCGCTCGTCGTATACGAAATCCGTTCGGAGTTCATATTCAACATTATTGTTTGTGACATTGGGATTAACATTGATATTGACATTGACATTGACATTGTTGTCTTCGGGGTTATTTCCAAAATAATTATCAAACGCATAATCCATTATGTAATAGACATAATCAATTATACAAATACAACAATATCGGTTTAAATCCAACTACCACGTCTCCTGGGAGGTGCGCGCATATCCATTGATCCGCGCAGATTTGCGCCGCCATCACCAAAACGTGAATACTCAGATTGTTGAGGCGGAGCGCGGTATGCAGATTGTGCTGCAAACTGGGGAGGAGTTCCAATTGGCGCATATTGTTGCGGAGTTGGCATGGATTGTCCACGCTGCGAACTGCCCGGCATTCCAATACTACCGCCGTTAAATCCTCCAGCGCCAGTCATCGCGCCAGACCCGCCATTGGGTAGCGGACCACCCACCACCATATTCTGTTGTTGTTGTTGCTGAATTTGGATCTCCGATTGCCTCTTCTGCTGCAACTGCTCTAACGAGACACTTCCAACTTTATCTGGAGAATAATTATCAGGTGGCGTTTCTATTTTATCCACGACGTCAATCGTTGCGTAATTATATAATTGCCGCATTCCACCATTTCCCTTGGCCGAGAGTTCATCTGCACTTTGGTCTAAGAAACTGTAATTGTCAGATGCAACACCAAATCCACCCATACTCTCTCGACCTAGTGAAAACGAATTTGGTTCACCATTAAAGTTTGTGGCCTTATTATTCAAATCGACATTTTTCGGTTGAAAATGCTGGAGAATCTGTTCACCGTAAAGAACCATATGACCCTTATTCAGGAGCAAGAGTGCAGGGACGCGATTGACTTGAGGTGGGAGGAGGACCTTTTCGCCGGTTTCAGTTATGATGTGCCATGCACCCGATCCATTTGCAGCTTTAACACGTTTATCAATACAAAGGAAATGGATGTCATCCTGGACGCGCGATTTAGACAATGCAGACAATACCGACTTACACCGGTCACATGAATTACTGTAGTAAATGATTGACGTCATTGTGTCTTTTATTACTAAATCAAAGAAAAAACTTTATGTGAGTTTTGACGCACACAGTCATCCGCCCGTTTTTCAAAAAAAAAATTGAATATAATTCAATTGTTTTACCAATATAATATAAACCGTTCCGTTATTGTTATTCAACAAAAGTATGTCCGCAGCAGTAGATTCCATATCCACGCGTTCATCCGAATCATCCGCTCCTTTCCATAGCAAATCAGCAGCATCTAAATACATTCCTCGCATTGTTTCAAGAACAGACGAAGGAGGTCAATTGAAATTCACCATAGACCGCATCAACGTTAGCTTGGCGAACGCTTTACGTCGTGTAATTCTGAGCGATATACCGACTTTTGTGTTCAGGACGTTCCCCTACTCGGAATGCAAAGCTTCGATAACAACAAACACATCTAGATTGCATAACGAAATCATCAAACAACGCCTTGCATGCATACCAATCCACATCACAGAACAAGATTTCCCTTACCAGGATTACCAACTGGAAGTCGATGTGGTTGCCGATGGCAGTGAAATTCGCTACGTGACGACAAAAGATTTCCGGATGAAAAACAAAACCAATGGCAAATATCTCACTGATGTCAAAGTACATGAAATATTCCCGCCCAACGAAATAACAGGTGATTACATCGAGTTTGCCCGCCTCCTCCCGAAAATGACTGAATATGGTGAAGGCGAACGTCTTACAATGACATGTGATCTTGATGTTGGTACTGCAAAAGAAGAGGGCGCGTTCAACGTCGTAAGCACATGCGCTTATAGTATGACGATGGACGCCACTAAAGTCGATGAAGCCTGGCGCATTAAGGAGGCCGAACTCGTCAAGGAAGGTGTTGCCGCAATCGGAAGCGATGAAATGAAAGCCCAGCGCAAGAATTGGTCACTCTTGGATGCTCAACGCCAGACGAAGGAGGACAGTTTCGATTTTGTCATAGAGACGGTAGGTGTATTCACAAACGCGGACATCGTCGGCAAAGCTGCACAAATTATGATCAACAAATGTATGAAGTTTATCCGTGATATTGAAAGCGGAGAGAATCATATCATACCGACGGTAAGCACGATCCAGAATGGATTTGATATCGAACTGAAGGGCGAAGATTATACCTTAGGAAAAGTGCTCGAGTTCTTCCTGCATGACAAACATTATGCGGAAGACCAGACGATCACCTACTGTGCGTTTCGCAAGGTGCACCCGCACAACCCGGATAGTATGATCCGTGTTGGGTTTGCGGAAACGGTGGGAGTCGATGAAGGGATCGTGGCGCAGTATATCACGACATGCGCGCGGGATGCGATTGCGGTCTTTGAACACATCCGCGACCAGTTCAGGGAGTATTAATGAACACACATCAATAGAATATGGGTGGATTCTCGTAATTATTTTCTTTTTCGGGTGATGGGTCGTCCACTTTTAGAACTTGACTTCCGGTTTTTGCGTTGACTTCCACCGCCACTAGAACGATGTTGAGGATGTTCATGAGTATAATCACACATTAAATTCAGTGTTGCCTCATTTTCAATAACATAGTGCGCCAATGAATTTATAGATTCCAAATTTGTCTTACCAAATAAAACACGAATCGATGGGTAATTGTGAACTAAAGAAAATAGAAACGTTTCATCTAAATAGTCGATGATGTTTTGAATAGTATTTGTTGAATCAAATGGAATATGATACAAATTATTATTCAAATTATTTTTTTATAAACAATGTTGGTTTTCCTCTTAAGCGTTCGCTTTCACTCACTATGCGTTCTTGAATGATCGGTTTTAAAAATTGAGTAATTTGATGAACTGACTTATGTAGAGATTTTGCGATGGGTTCATGCGGGACCCACTTTAATCCCGTCAATGTAGTTGAGTCGGTTTGCAATACAGAACCATCTTCGCCTGGTGAAACTGGAATTCTGTTCATATATCTTCTTGGACCTGTGCGCTTTTCAGTATCGTTTATCCAATCCATTGCTTGTGTACCGGTAAGTAACTCTCCTTTACCGAGATATTCAAAACCAGCGCCACTTGAATACGACATTTATAGAAAATAACAATGTATACTATACTATAAATATATAATACAATATACCATTATGAATAAAAATGTTAGACAAACACACACCTTACCTTTTTATTATTTACTTACCTCAGTCGATCATGATCATTCATCTATTCATCCATGTCTGTCCATGTTGTTTTATTAGTCGTATGATTTCACCGCTGATTCTTCGTGTTTCTGAGAGACCATGGCATCTGCATCTGCATCTGCATCTGCATCTGCATCTGCCTGTGCGATTGCCTGAACACACATCATTGTTGTGGGATTTTGACCTTGTCGTGTGAGAGAGTAATCGCGCCCCTGAGTGAATATAGCGTCTTCTGGTTGATACGGGTGCATTGCGAATTCGGTCCCGGCAGTCAATCGAAAGAGATTGGAGAATGCATACATCGAGAGAATCTTCCAGGCGGAGATTGAGATGTCGCGCAATTCCATGAATGCAGCAACAACTGGATCGCGATGCACGGCGTAAAACTTGCAGAAGTGGAGGAAGATATCTGAGATGACGAGAGATTCTGCGCTAAGTTGTTTCGCATGATTCACTTGATTGCGTGGACTGTCCATTGTCGTCATTGCATTCACGAGAACAGGGTTTGTTCCGGCGAGATCACAAAGGTTATTGAAACTCTGAAGAAGTCGCCCACTAGCAATCAGGAATGTAGCTGCGAGTTGGTTGGTTCCAGATATTCTCTTGTCGCCACCGCCATATTCGTTAGTAGGATGAGAGTGTGAACGCTCTAATGGAGCAGCACTGTAGCAACTGTCGTCTTCGTAACCTTGTTCGAGATCTTCATCACTTTGAAGCAAGAGGTCGTCGTCGTCGTCGTCGTCGCAATTGGGAAAACGCTCGTAGTATTCGATATCCTCTTGTTCTTCATTGTACCTGTTTGCGATGAGTGTAATCATTTGAATTGTCCGGTTTAGAAATGCTAATTCTTTAGCCATAATGAGGGCCAGTGCGGCGTTGTCGATGCGAATATCGTTGTCGTTGAATAGCGAAAGACCCGTCTTCGATGAAACCGATGCACCCACAGCAGTATTTGCAGTCATTGAATGCAAGCGTCCGCTTGTGATACTGGCGATATCGCGTTGCTCAAGTTCTGCTTCCAACTGCCGAATATTCGTGAAGATGGGAGCGCCGTCCTCGAGATTTTTGCGCATCGCTGTCGAATGATTGAGGAGCGTGTATTTGATATTGTCACCGTCCGAAGTGAAGAGTCCAGGGAGATTGGTAAGACCTTTGATGATATTGTTGATATCGCCGGTTCTGAGAAAGGAGAACATTGTCGTCGTTGTAGTTGTCGTCGTTGGTTGAACACTGTTAATCATGATGTAGATGAAAAAACATTTCAATTTTTTTGCCTCCTCCAAAAACCGTTCCTCTTACGAGGAACTCAATTTTTTCGGAGACAAAAAAGTCATTTTCCATACAATCCAAGTATCATTTCCTGTATGCAAAAAGGTCATAGTGAGATTCCCTGAATAGAATACCGGTTTTTTGTGAACGTATAAAATGAGTTTCTCGTTAGGGAAACGGGTTTCGGAGTGAACAAAAAAAAACAGTCCTTCATATAAGGAGGAAGAATGCCGAAAAATATCATTCTCATTGATAAACGGATTCAAGACTACGAAACAATCCTCATCGCAGTTGACACCAATATATGTATTCCAGTATTATTTGAATATTATACGGACACAGCAGAAGATATTAAGGCGCGGATCATTGAATCAGTGGAGGCCAGATGCGAGGAGTGTATCGAAAACGATACAATAGAGGCAACTGGTGCCGACGCCCCCGTACCGCAACGATGCGTCGGTCTACTTCAGCACAATTATAATCGTCCCTTTTATAATTTAGTCGCAGCGGACACCTCTGGTAGTGTCATTTACAGCGTATCTGAAAAAGATCCCGAACTCGCAACCTGGGCGCCACTGCGCGACCTTATTACATGGTGCGCCGCCACCCCCAGTATCCAGGCAGATTACTTTGATATGATGGCTTGCGCTCTCTATGCAAACAATGACTGGAAGTATATTATAGACACGCTCACCGCGCAGACGGGTGTAACAATCCGCGCATCCACCGATGATACGGGTGCGGCTTCACTGGGCGGAGACTGGTTCTTGGAATCGCATACTGGCGTCGATCTGAAAACAGTATACTTCACAGAGGCAATTGAAGAATATCGGGGGGTTTTGATTATGAGTCCAATGAATATCCGGGAATATGCAACAAAGGGGGTTGCTACGGGAGGCATTGTCGCGTGGGGAAGTCCAAATCTTGGTGGGTCAAATCCCGGCAATATAAGTTCTGATGTCGTGGCGGTCTATTCTGCCGATCGTGTTTTTGCAGCGCTAAAAACCAACGGCAGCGTCGTTGTTTGGGGGGATTCATCTTTTGGCGGGACGACTCCCGGAACTGTGAGTTCAGGCGTCGTCTCGGTCTATTCTAATAATTCAGCCCTTGCAGCGCTGAAAACGGACGGCAGTGTCGTCGCGTGGGGTAGTTCGGAGAATGGCGGGACGATTCCCGGGACCGTGAGTTCTGGCGTCGTCGAGGTATATTCTACCTATAGCGCCTTCGCTGCGCTGAAAACGGACGGCAGTGTCGTGACGTGGGGGAATTCGACTAATGGTGGGACAACTCCCGGAACTGTGAGTTCTGGTGTAGTCGCGGTGTATTCTAACGGTTTCGCATTCGTGGCACTGAAAACTGACGGCAGCGTCGTTGCGTGGGGAAATTCATCTTACGGTGGGATTACACCTGACAATGTGAGTTCCGGCGTCATCGCGGTGTATTCTACCGGTGAAGCTTTCGCTGCGCTAAAAACCGATGGGAGTGTCGTCGCGTGGGGTAATTCGGTTAATGGAGGGACAACGCCTGAAACTGTGAGTTCCGGCGTCATCGCGATATATTCTAATTATTACGCATTCGTGGCGCTGAAAACTGACGGCAGCGTTGTTGCGTGGGGAAATTCAAGTTGGAACGTCACGACTATTCCCGTGACTGCAAGTTCAGGGGTCGTCGCGGTGTATTCTAATGATTACGCCTTCGCGGCGCTAAAAAATAACGGAAGTGTTGTCGCGTGGGGAAATCCAAGTCTTGGTGGGACGACTCCCGCGACCGTGAATTCTGGCGTCGTCGCGGTGTATTCTGTCAATGACTCTTTCGCGGCGATAAAAACCAACGGCAGTCTCGTTATATGGGGTAATATCAGTGAAAGCATGAATTCCGGCGCCGTCGCATTGTATTCTACCGGTGAAGCTTTCGCTGCGATAAAAACGGACGGCAGTGTTATTGCGTGGGGGAGTCAATTTACTGGTGGGACGACTCCGGCAAATGTTACTTCTGGTGTCATAACAGTCTATTCTACAGGTTTCGCCTTTGCAGCGCTAAAAACAACCGCAACCACATTTGACCTGTCATTTTCATATTATTCCGACATGGACCGTTATAATATTCTCCGTAAAAAGGAAAACCGTCGTCGTGTAAACTTGACGACCTTGAACAACAATGTATTCACGTTGTCTTCGGCGCGCGACATCCAAGTCATCAATCCTAATATTCCATCTAATAACATAATGCGTATTATTGTTCCTACTTATGTAGCATCTCCGCTTTCCATCACATCCACCGCGACCATCCCAAATAGTACAGGAAACTTTATAATCGCGTGCGATGAAAGTGAACCCGTCACCATATCCGGAACAACTTACGTGAACTACGGTGCGTATGTCTATCGCCGCGAAACAAATAATACATATACAAAATTAACAAGC